CTGATGTATGTGTATTTGCAAACTCTAAATTTGAATGGGGCGAACCAGTGAAAAATATACCATCTATATAATCACTCGAACTTATCAATGAACTTGAATTCATAGAATTTGCAAAACTTTCTCCAGTCAAAAAATTTATTGATATGACATTATCACCAAAAATCAAATTGTCATCTCTAGAATTATATATGACATCATCAGACATCTCACCAAATGTTTGAAGATTTGACGCAGTCTCTGTACCCAATACACTGTACCCAACATTTGCTCTATCAGTCGCAGACGTGTTTGAAAATGACAACTTGTTTGTGAACGAATCAAATGAAACTGTGTCAATAACTGTGTTGGGTGGAGCCATCTGTATCTGGAGGTTTGAGGCTAGATCTGTACCATTTGTGTATGTCCCTTCATCAAAAACAACCGTCGCGCCGTTAATCTCGAATTGCTTGTTACCAGAATTCAAGAGTGGTTGACAATTTGGTATGCGTGCTGCAACAAGCTTGATGCTGGTAATGTCATATATTCTATTATTTAGATGAACTGTATAATCATTAGGATTTGGATATTCTGTGGGGTCACGCTCTCCACTGTCAATATCAACGAGATATCCCATTACTGATATTTTACAACATTTTTCCAAGGATAAAACCCAATATAATGGCAATTAATAATGCGATAGCACCGTGCCACCACTTTGTAAGCCAAAAATCGTCAGCCCAACACTTCTTTGCGGGTGGGCACTCTGGACAACCCTTCTTCGTAGGTTTTGGCTTCTCACCAACTTCTGTACCAAAGCAAGCCTCCTGAGCAACAAACTTTTCCTTTTCTTCGTCTGTGCAATTTGTTGGGATTGCACAGAGTTCGCAAGCTTCACCGGGTTTGCACTTGCAACACTGATCAAATGGGACTGGTAATCCTTTGATAAATGCCTGGTCCTTATTAGCCACAAATCCTGAAATACATTGCTTCAAAGTAACATCGTCTGATGGGTCGTCATTATCACGATCATCAAATGATGCTATTCTCTTGTCAGTCAGACAGGAACCCGCCTTTACACTGATATTAGCACCGACAGTAGTACCAGTCTCACACCCACGGAGCAAACTCATTATTATCTACTGAGATAATGAATGAGCGAACGGGTTGTTTGTGAGCTGAGTCTTGGCAAGGTCAAGACCATTACCACACGAATATGGATTGGCGTTGCCCTTGAATGAATTGAAGTTATACAGCTGATTATTAGTGTAGTTCTGAGTCCAACCACCGTTGGCTGCGTTCATTCTACCATCCACACGGGTAGTGTCAGTGCGGACCGCGGTCAGCTTACCACCCTGATTGAGTGCACTGGCACGCACATTCATACGACCGGCATTACCCTGGCGTTCAGCCTTACCGCGGCGGTCATCCACGCGGAAACCGTGATCCATCAGCTTCTGGTTTGAAGCGCCACCCATAACAGCATTCTCTGGGGAGGTTGTATAAGCACCGTGGAAACTATGAATACCTGGTGCAGCGTGATTTGCATACTGCCACTGCTGGCAATTCACATCAGACTTATTACGCGTTGGATCCTGTGTAAGCTGTCCATTCGAAATGAACTTCTTTGCGGGTGCGTACTGAAGACCATCCGTACGAGTGGTAATCTCTGAACGAACCGTTGGTCTCATAGTCTTCTGATGGCTTGGGCGAATCAGTCTACCATCAAGAGAACCACCCTGCCCCTGTGCGCGCCCGCGGACCTCTGGACGCCTCACTGGCAGGAAAGCCGTCTTTTCTGGGCGTTCCTGAGTAAGCTCACCAATCACAGCAGACTTACCACCCGTATGGTCAAATGCTGGTCCGGAGCGCCCTGGGAGTGTTGTGAGGCGATGGGAGCCAACGTTGTTGGGCTTCACACGGAATAACTGCTGATTACCGCCATAAGCTGGAACATCAGCACCCACGCCAAGACCTGGACCGACAAGCTCCTTTTCAGCGGGTGAAAGGTTGTTCATCTTACCAGAAACGTATGGACGATCTCGGAAATCTTGAACTGGCTCACCGTGAACGTATTGCATCTGTGGCTCTGAAAAAGATGGTTGCTCAAACTTTTCCTTCTGAATATTTGGGAACGGCAATGAACTGGTTTGCCAATCAATGTGGATTGGTTCTGGATCAACACCCGTGGCGTTGGGACCGGGAACAGAAAGTTGCTGCGCATCTGTTGTGGATTGAGTCGCGAGCGACTCAGGACCTTCACTCAGTTTTCTCCCGGCATATGCGAGACCGATTATAGCAAATATGGACAATGGGTCAGCCATTCTTACAAATTGAAAATATTTTAATAACGCTTGACAAACAGGGCATTCTGAAGTTCAGCCCTTGTGCTCGCCGGCTCATAGCTCATAGTACGGAGTGGCACGCTGCAATCCATCTTCTGAAGTGGGAAATAGTTCTTCTCATATGTTCTGATTAGTGGTTTCTTGAACTGTGTGGTTGACTGTGGGCGAAGCTCATCGGCTACATCAACAAACTGCTCCGGAGCACCCTTACCAGCCATATATGGTGCTGTACCATACAGCATTGTATTGGGGCGGCAGCAATAATTCTGGCTGCTTGGTTGGGGATACACAAACACCTCGGAGGTGGCACAGTTTGGTGGAACAGCGGGGTTCTCAACCTGTCTAAGATTTGGCTGAAGGAGATATGACATCTTTACATTATGTGCGTAAAAAAATTAACGGCGGTGATCACCATTTGGTGCAAGCCCACCGAAAGCCTCGAGCTGAACACCGCGGGAATTGGGGTCACACACGGTTGGGTCACTCTTGCACATTGGCGAAAACTTTTTACCATAGCACCACTCTGCAAAGCCAGACTGGTCGCCTGGAATTGTAGTGACTGGCCCTGTAACAAACTGTCTTGCGGCAACCTTTTTCTGGCGTTCTGGCATTGCACACCTTGAACGACCACAGTCATAGGGGATTGTATTATCAAGATACTTCTCAACAAGTGGCTTCACAGTTGGGTAGTAGCAAGCTGGAGACCTGTTTGGGTTGTCACCTATATCAGATATCAACACATTCCCCATTGGGTTATCTTCGGTTGGGAGCTGGCAGTTTGGCTTGTAATCCTGGTCGTGCGAAAACATTGGACGAGCCACACCCTCCCTCACCATATTTCCCTTATAAAGTACATATATAACAGCAATGACCATGAGAGCCAATAGAAGTATTCGGGGGTCTTTGCGAGTCAAATAAAGAATGCTCGCCGCGTAAAGTATAAAACGCGTTGATGAATTAACACGCTCAGCGGCCGTCTGCTTGCGGTTAGGCCAAAACTTGAGCACCTTGTTCACATCAAAAAGGACCTTTGGATTATCAAACCATACTTGTTCATCCATTTTTGTTATCTATGTAGATTTATTTTTTACTGTTTGTTCAACATATTACCAAACATACCACTCATCGCGTTCATCAGACTAGCCTGGTCAATCTCACCACCATCACCGTCACCTGACTGCATCTTGTCAGCACACTGCTTTGCCACACCCTCAATCATATCAAGTGTCTCTGCTGGGATTGTCGTAATGGTAGTACCAAGCATATACAGGGTCTGAAGATACTGCCAGATAGCACCCTTGGTGTTATCAGAAATGCCCGAATTCCAGTTCTTCTTGATACTCAGTTCATCAAGGATATCAAGATTGTCATCAAGAATAGACTCATCCTTGTTCATAACCTTCTGAGCGTATGGACTAATAGTCGTCATAAACCCCTCAACAACCTTCTTGGGATTAGACTTGCGCAGAACATCAAAACCGGCGTGATACTTCTTGATACTCTTCTCCTCTGGGAATGTACCCATCAGCTCCGTGAGAAACTGCTCGAGCATATCATTGAAAGCGCTAATAGAAGTCATCCTCCTTTTCATAGAAAAGTAGTTTAATCTTTAACTGCTTAGCAGTTGGACTAGAAGGGATCGACTGAGATTGTCTCTCTCTTACCAACGCCACCTGCAATTATAAAGTACACCATAATAGCGTTGAGTATAGCTGGCTTGGTGTATTTGTTAAGCTCAAGCTTGCCCTCGTTGTTCATCTTTGCCTTCACATGGATGTATCCTGCTGTGATAACGCCAGCCACCACCGCTGCACCGAGTGGATCTCTGAGTGTATCACTGATATCCATTTACTATATATTTAAGGTTTTTTTATAGAATCTGGAGCGTCATCAAATAAGGACTCTTCTGTGTCAGTTCCCATCACCTGCTCCGAGCCCTTGCCATCGACGCTAATACTCTTAACTTCTTCAACCTCTGGGTCCTGTGCATCAAGAGCCGCAGTTTCAGTTGCTTCTGGCTCTGGAATTGCTTCTTCAGGAACTTCATTTTCTGGCTCTGGAAGTGCTTCTTCAGGTTCCTCAACCTCTGGTTCAAACTCAGTCTCTTCTTCGTCTAATTCAAGAGACTTGATATCATCTTTGGTCATATTCACCCTGAGAATATCCTGAATTGGGATGAGTTCTTTAACAGTTGCACTAATGCAAACATTGAAACGCTCAAATAACTTTTCATCCCTGGTAAACTCGTCAGACTCCTCGTGATAAATATAGGGATCCTTATACAGGTCCTTCGCCACTGCAACATAACACGCGTGAATAAACCTCTCATTGGTTGGCAACTTTACCGAAATTTTATTAGACTCAGAAGACAACTTTACCGCGGAAAGAATCTTTATGTGACTCACAAAAACCGCAGCCATAAGTTCATTGAACCAAGAACAAGAATGGATAATCTCATCAGTGTGCTGCTTTATGATGTTGTCATTCCACACTTTTACATCCTTCAATAAAAGCTGATTCATAGCCAAAACCTTTTTATTCTTGGAACGATTTACCGACTCATTATAAACATCCTGGAAAGTCTCAATCATAAATGGAACCATGATAATCGCCAACTGGTTGAGATACTCTTTCTTTGCATCAACCAATACCTCCATTTATAATTCACCTGAAAAATCTACTTGCGATATTTCGCGGCGGCTTTTCGAAGATTCATCAGGGTTGGGAAACCGTCGTCCTCTTGCTCTTGTTGTGGTTTGTCATAATCAACTCCCGTGGACTTGGTCTGTCCTTTTTTCTTTTTCCAAGAAACATATAGATCAATATTTGATAAAAATGTCACATCAAACTTTCCAAGTTCAAGCTGCCTCTTGAGATATACCGTGGCGCGCTCCCTATCAAAAGTTGGGTATCCTACGAGATATGAGGGAGTCCTAAGAAATGCTTGGGACTCGTTGAGTTCAACGCATTGTTTTATCTTTCTACAGAATTGTTCGTAAATCTTTTTATAAATCTCTTTTCGGTTGTCTTTACGATGCTTCTGAATCTTGTGGATGTCATCGACACACAGCATTATATTATTGTTAGAACCTTTTACAGGGATTTTTCCCCAGCCTTCAACTTCTCAAGTGTTGGTAGGTTCTTCTTTGTAATCATTTCGAATTCTGTGAAGTCGTTTGCAATTTCATCAGTATATGGCTTAATCTCAGAATTTCCACCAAGCTGCTGAGTCCGAACACCAAGCAACTGACCATTAACAATATCAGCCTGAACACCAAAACCATAGACGAAACCCTTTGTAGTCATAAAGGTGAATGCACACTTGTAAGCCACACTTGGCTCGTTTTCACCATTGGACTTGATGAACTTCTTGATACTGTTCGTCTCTAGTGGATACACACAGTCATCCTTAAAGTACCCCTGAACCAAATTTATCATATTCTGAAGTTCCGTAGCAGTAACAGCAGCAACCTGTTCTGTGTAACCCAAGTAATCAAACTTATTATCAGCTTCTATGCGACTTGGCTTCTTGTAACCAGCAAACCCCATAACCTCAACAAACGGCTCCCTGTTCGTCATCATCAAAAGCAAAAGCGCGACAAGTACAAACAGCACAACCATTACTTATATGCGTCAAAATTATTTCAACAAAAACAACATATAATAGTAACATGGCTCTGCTGATATATAGTAATAGGTGCTCTCACTCTCAGGAGATTCTCCAGTTTATCGACAAACACGTTCAGCTCAAGCAGATTATACGCCTTCACGACGTGAACACATTGGGTGTACCGCCTCAGTACCGCCAAAAAATTAACCGAGTACCAACTCTCCTGACAAAAGATGGTAGATTCTTGATAGGGAATGAGGCAAAAGCGTGGCTTTCATCACTCTTACCAGAACAATCCATTATGAGCTGTGATATGTCTGGTAAATGTACAATGACAAACCTGGATGGTTCAGCAGATGGAAACTTTTTCAGCCTTGATAACTACGGACAGACCCTACAACCCCCAATGACTGATGAGCTTCAGAAAAAGATCAACGCAACCGTGTCAGACGCATTCAGCTCAGCACAGTCATAAAGACAATAGATGTAGTATCTGTAATGAAGCTCAAGACAGTTCAGGCTAGCTCCTTCAAGTCTCTCTTTGAGGTATTAAAGGATGTTCTCAATGACGTCAACATAATATTTGATAAAAAAGGAGTGACCATTCTAACACTTGATACTGCTAGAGTGTCCCTCATCGATCTACATCTCTCCGCTGAGAATTTCGAGGAATATGAATGTGAACGCCAGATTTTAGCTGGTATAAATATCGCCAACACATTCAAATTGTTCAAGACAATTTCCAATAATGATACCCTGGAAATCTCAATTACTGACCGTGACATGATGAATATTCACATCAAGAATTCTGAAAAGAAAACTGACACAACGTTTCAACTCAAACTCCTTGACATCAATGATGAACAGATTGTCCTACCAGATATACAGACCACGGTCATCACAACAATGCCATCCATAGATTTCCAGAGGACTTGCCGTGATATGAGCAATCTAGCATCGGACGTACAGATTACCAGGAAGCCATCCAAATTTATAGTGGGGTGCCAAGGAGACTTTGCCAATCAGGAGACAATTATCGACATTGATGAAATAACATCAAATGACTTTGAACTGTCGGGTGTCTACTCATTGAAGTATCTCAATATCTTCACAAAGGCCACTGGTATGTGTTCCAATGTACAGATATGTCAGGAGGATGATAATCGCTTCCTAATCCTAAAGTATAATGTTGCCAATCTAGGAGACCTCAACTTCTTCCTCGCTAAAAAGTCTGACGATATTTGATTTCCCCATAATATCTGTAACCTTCAACTTCTTGTCAAAAATAAAAACCTTATGCATTGGAAAAGGTTCACCCTTTGGTCCACTGTACTCCTTATAGATGTCGGTGACATCCTCAACAGGTTTATCATCCTCATCCAATGTGAAAACGGACTTTATTGGTAGACGGAAAGCCATTTTTGACTGTTCGGGTGGCCACTTGTAGTCAGGATCATCCGTAATATACTTATACTTCTTGTTGTTGAAGTAGTATTCAATATCAATGGACACATCACGAGCGCCATTCGGAGGTTTGAAACACTTTGACTTTACAGTATGATACCCGTACCAAGTTACTGCACGCTTTGCAATATGATAATCATTATATGAACACAACCACTTTAAGTAATATATGATTGTCAAGATTACGTTTTTCATATTAAAAGAGTAGCAATCTTCTTCTTTAATATGGATGGTTGTTTTGCGTCCAAGTTTGAGAATAGACTTGACGAACTTATGGACGATCCAGATGAGCTTACCGACTACATAGTGCAGTGTATGCCATTCTTAAATAGGTATTCAGAGGGTATACCTATCGTGACAGAGAAAAAAGGACCATTTGATATACAGATAAACAAAGGAATTCAAAAAAAGGATATATATGACGATTATCTCATAAACGTAGAACATTCAAAAAATTATAAATTTGACAAGATAAAAGAAAATAAGATTGAGTGTAAAGGATGTGGTTCGTCAAATGTGTTTCATGATAATTGTCAAAGTAGTGAGATATGTATGGACTGTGGGTGTATGGATTTTATATTGGGGATGGAGATGACTTATAAAGAAGAACAAGAGAACACTGAGAAGATTATCAATTATTCTTACAAAAGAGAAAACCATTTCAACGAGTGGTTATCACAATTTCAGGCGCAAGAAGTTACGTCTATACCACCAGAGGTCATAGAACAATTGAGATCTGAATTCAAAAAAATAAAAATAAAAAATGTCAATGAGATTACCCACACAAAGGTTCGAACCTTACTCAAGAAACTCAAACTCAATAAGTACTACGAGCACGTCCCATATATTTCAAATATTCTCAATGGCATCCAACCCAAGAGGATGCCCCAAGCACTTGAGGAGAAACTTCGTCAGATGTTCAAAGAAATTCAAACACCATTTGATAAAAATTGCCCCGCAGAAAGGAAAAACTTTTTGAGCTATTCCTATGTTTTGTACAAATTCTGCGAACTCTTATCAGAAGATGATTATTTAGAATGCTTCCCTTTGCTCAAGTCAAAGGAAAAACTTTATCAACAAGATGTTATTTGGAAAAAGATTTGCAAAGATTTACAATGGGAGTTTATAGCTACAACATAAGTGGTAACATTAACAGAAACAACAGGGTTATACCTATTATAGCGTATAACATAACATCTGTCTCCTTCTTACACTTTGTACCGGCTTTATTCTTTTTATAACCAGATTTGCAGTTTGATACTATACAATTACCGTCAGCATCATATGCATACGTCAGTGCTTTATTTATCTCGTCATCCGGTGTACACGATGCACCCTTTGTAAAGCTTGCGGCTGCGGCTGCTGCGTCCGAGGACGTCGGGGATGGTGGTGCCGGGGGCGCGGTGGTGGGGCTGGTAGCATCAGCAGTGTCCGCAGTGTCCGCGTCGGCGATCTCCACACCATCTCCCTCATTACAATATGCACCAGTTGAGGAAGGTGTATATCCAGAGTCACATTCGGAAATTTTATTACAAAGTCCATATTCATCCTTTATAAACTTGGTTGCTTTAGATGGTGGGGTATTAGTATACCAGTCAGTACATTCTTTATCTGCACCTAGTATAGTTTTACATTTTTCCGTGATTGCTTTACTATTAAATGAATCCTTGTTTCTTTTGCATAATGATTCAAGAATCTGATCTTTAGAACTAATACCGTCGTCATTCTTTGTATTTATGAGCGATTTATCAGTTGATTTCATAATATTGTCAATTATACTACCCAGCTCATCTGCATCTATGTTATTTGTAAAAGCGTACTCGCAATTTATAACTCTTTTTTCGTCTTCAGGATCCCCTTCCTGTTCCCAACCAGATCTTATATGTTTAAGAGCGCCAAAACCACTTTGACAAGGATTTCCTATATAGTCTTTAGTGTTGTCGGATTCGGAAAAATGATCATTAATTCCAAATAGCTTACACTTGTTGTTACCGTAATTCCAATCAGAATTGTAATATACGGGAGACATTGATTCATAATTTATCTGATCAGGTGACAAAAAGTTATGAAGTAGACTCTCGTAGCTAGGTTTAGGTCTACACTTCCCACCATCTGTTAAGGCATCGTAATAGAACCCATCAGTATATTTATCAGGGGGCCTCTTGTAAACATTAGTTTCAGTTTTAAATATTTCGTCTCCTCGTAAACAATCTCTCGTCTCATCAAATGAGGCGCTAGATTTAGCAAAGATTTTCCCGGACGGGAGGGGGACGCGGTATGCTTCAAAATGATATTTCAAAAATCTGGCAAAATAAATCCTGTCACCTTCCTTTATAGCCGCCCCAATCTTTTCATACCCTCGTTTTGGATTTTCACCTTTTTTTACAAAGTCGTACCCTTGACCCTCTACAGCTCTATCCATATATTTCCACCCTCTCTCATCTGTACCACTCCATAAATTACAATTTTTTTTTAAATGTTCCCCCGGCTCCTCGTCGCCCGAGCCCAGGAGCATATCACTACAAGTATTATAGAATGTAACCTTTTCGGAGTTACCTTGGTCTATGTAAAAGGGATTATCACTACTTTTAGTTCTCTGACCGTATACGTTTTTGTCAAATGTTATCTCTATTTTAGCTCCGGAGGGGACAAGTAACACCGTATCCTCATCGCTAGCAGTTTCTACTTTTACATACGCACCTTCGAGTTTTTCTAAAACATTCTCAATACTTTCACCTTTTTTATAGCTTATAGTTACTGGATTGAATATAAAATTATATCTGACATTATCGGCATCGCCAGCTTTAGCACCTATATAATCAGCTTCGTATTCTTTCCATGGTGCGATGAGTACATCTCCCTGCGTTCCTTTATTGTTAGTACCTCTCCCTACATTACCGTAATAAAGTTCAAGCTTAATTTTACCGACGG